TAGTTTTGTTTTTATGGCTTGGCCTTCAGCTGTAGTAATAGTATAATCACTTCTTGCAAGAGTGCCATTCATATACGCATCATCTCTAACTGGTTGACCAGAAATTAAATCAAAATATTTACTGTATTCTAATTTATTTAAGGCCTCTTGACCTTTAATTTTTAACTGTGAGTCAGTTAAACCTTTTCTATAAACCTTTATTAGAATATCATCATTTTCGGTATCAGTAATTAATAGTGTATTTTCGCTAAAATTATAATTTATCATTTTATCACCTTAATAGTATGAGTTCCGTTAATTTCTGGATCAGTACTAGTACCAAACTGATTGGCAAAGGTTTTTGCATTAGATGTACTAACATCTGCTGGTAACCATGTCATGGTTACGTTAACAGAACTATTTCCACCAGAACTTGACTCGGTGTCTACATCCGCGCTGTTGACTTCTAGTAAAGGTGTTCCACTAGTATCTGTGCCATCCCAAATTTGAAATTTTGTAAAATTATCTGTAACATCAGTATTGCTATTACTAAGACTTGTGCCATTTATTTTAAAATTAAGTTTAAAAAGTTCCCATATAGTACTAGAGCTACTATCATCCCAGCTGGTATAACATTGCTGTATTTCTACATCAGATGTAGTGTGTCCTAAAAATGTAGATGTTGCCGGATCAAAGTCGTCATCAACAAATTCTGAGGCAGAATCAGTTTGAAAACCACTGCCTGTTAGGGCCATTCCACCATAAATAATATATAAACCATAGGCCTGTGCCACCATGTAATCTGGAGTAAAAGTAGTTGTGTGATGAACTACTGGCGCTGGAACATATGTAGAGCCATAAAAATCACTTACCTTAATTTCACCTGAAGTTGGTATACTTGTAGAGGTTACTGAAGAAGATACATATACACCATCTTTATAGTAATCTGACATTTTAACATCATCACTATCATTTCCACCAAACTCTTCAGCAATTCCATTGTTAACTGAAACCGCAGTACCTGATGCCTTAATTTTAAAAGTTTTTGATGTTGTGTTTTGACCTATAGAAGTTAGGTCAGAATCAGTTACATCCGATCCATACCATATCCACTCTCTGTAGTAGCCAGTCCCTGACGATGTTGTACTATCATATGTAGAGGATATGTTTTGAGTTTCTGTATGTGCATCTGTCCTAAGGTATTCTTGACCATTAATTAAAATACTATAAAATGAATCATTGGTATTAGGAGGAGTTGCTGATGAACTTTTTAATGTCATCATAATAAAGTTTCCTTCTGCCTCTGTATCAAGTACACTTCCATCTGGATAGTTTGCAGCAGAATTGTTCATCCAACCTAGATGATGTATTTCGTATGTATTATCATCTCCACCAGTAAACGAACTAGTAGTCATACTACCTAATGCTGCAGAATCACTACCTAAATGTACGCCCACAACTCCTAGAGCAGTGTGCCATGATACATTTCCGGGTTCGTTATATGGATTTGTACCTAACCAACCATCAATAAATGGTGAACCTGAGCCTCTTACTACGCCATTAGTATTACTAAAATTAGTATCATCAAATCCTCGACCAAACCTTCCACCACCAGGAACATTGCTGGTTTGTGCGGTTTTATACCCATATAAAGTACCACCTACTGTGGTTACTATACCATAAAATGTTTCAGGGCCTTCAACTGTTTTTGAACCAGCCCTATAACTAAATGATGTACTACCAGGCGTAATATTGGTTTCTAAATAATATGGTATTGCTGATGTATTAGTACCAGCATCTTGAACCGCTAATGTTCCGCTGCTTACTATGGTCATTTGATAATCTCCGTAATTAAATCTTCAAACTGCTCAATCTTCTCTACTCGATTAGGCCATAGTATATATTCTTTTTCTGGGTTCTTCTTTAAATTTGTTAAAAGAGGTAATATAGAATTATATAATTTATTTAACTTATCTTCAGTTGCGGCAAGTTCTGCAGTTTTAGTGTCTGCAGTTTTTATAGTAGACTGTACGGCCTCTAATTCATTCTCGTCTACCGCTGTAAATCCAAAGTCAAAGTCTAGTAAATTGTTCGACATAATTATTCCTCTATTGAAGTATTTATAACTTTTTTATCCTCTGTAGGCGTTTTTTTCTTTTTCTTTTTACCAAAAATGGCATCCCAGTTATCGTTATATTTATTCTGATCAGTAGGTCGGGGTTTTGATCCTTTACCTCCGTGCCATTGTTTAGTCAAAGATATTACTCCATTTCTTTAATTTGTTTCTTTTAACTTCCATTCTTGCCTTTATTTGTTCTTCTGTTACAAATCCATTTTGCTTTAGAATATCAATCATAAGAGAAACATCACCTATCTCATCTGCAAGGTTCTCTAAAAAATTCTCTTTTAAACCTTTTGTTCTAATTACTTTACTACATGCTTGAGTAAGCTCACCGCACTCTTCCATAGTAATTACTAATATTTCTTCTTCTTTTACCAATTGTGTATTACTCCTGACATAATAAAGAAACAAGTTATAAAATTAACTAGTACTATTACAGTTCTAATTAATGCTATAACATCTGCTTCTGCGTTTGATTTACCTTCTTTTTCTCCAAGCGACTTAGCCCAAAGTCTCCAAAGTTTACTTTGGGTTCCAAACAATTTCAATACCACGTCTAATTAATTCGTTCTGACACTTTTGCTTAACTTTAGGTTTAGTGTTATTGTTATTTAACATATCAAATAGTTCTTGCTTAGGTGTTGACTTAGCGAAAAAGTGAGTTATAGTTTTAGTTTTACTGTTTCGGTCAATATTGACTTGACTCGGTTTTAATTTTACTGGCATTTTATTCCTCACCTGTTATATGTTTATAAATTTGTTTCCACTTTCTATATCTTGGAAAGTCTTCACATCCCCTATTATGATCATGGGCAACTAAGATTGGATTTAATCCAAAATCTTGACCAGTCTTAGCATTTTCAGGCTTATCTTCAACCCACCAACAACCACTACCTTGATACTTTTTTAACTCTTCGTCTTTATCAGCACCGCAAGGTAAGAATATAAAATCATCCCATATCTCTTTACCAAATAGCAATTCAAGGTTTTGTATTCTTAACTTTTGTGCATATCTGTTTGTTGACAAAGATGTTATACAGTGGAATTTATATCCATGTAACATGTTAAGTCTCTTCATGTAATATACAGCATCTCTTAGTGGTGGTAAGAATGCAATTGCAGCAGAATCATTAAACTCAACCACAGCTTTTTTACCATATTCCTTTTTAAGATTGAATCTTTTTGCTACATTATACTCTTGGTCATTACTTGTTGGATATCCTTTATGGTTCATATATTGGGTAAATGAATATTCCCAATCACATAATACACCATCGCAATCTACTAAAATTATTTTATCTTTCATTTTATCTACAAACATTTTAGTGAAAAACCTTTCTTACGCCATCGACAACTAAGTAATCAATTTGTATATTTCCAATTACTTCGATACCAGTTCTTTCATGAACAATTCCCATAGCAGTATCCCAACAATCCAAGTGTAGCTCTTCTTCTGTCAGCTCTATCTGCACAGGTTGACCTGTAGCAATATGTTCACCTATTAATCCATTTTTCATATTAATACTCCTTATTATTTAATATAGGTATATTATACTATACCTTACATTAAAAGTAAAGTGTTTTTGCAAATTATTTAAAGTATTTTTCTAACATTTCATACTTATCGACATATTCTGCCATCATACCTAGTTCTTTTTCAAGTGTTTCCATTTGGTCGGAATGCTCCCCAACTGCAACTGGATTACTTAAAATGATATCAGCATTCATTTGATGTTTTGCAGCCTGTGCCTGCATGTAATCCATAGATGTTTTAATCATTTGATCTTTAAAGTTTTTCATAGTTTTCCTTACTTTCCAAAAATACGTTCTCGACGTTTTTCATCTTTATATTTATCTATAGTATCTATTAATTGCTTAGTCCAGTTATCTCTATGCTCAATAAAAACTTGAGGTTCATTATTGTCAACTGCAATTAATACTACTAATTGTGTTATAGGCATTCCAGTTCTTTCTTCCCACATTACAGCATACGCCGCACATTGCATAAAGTAATTACTTACCCATTCTTTCTTTTTAGGCTTACGGGAGGTTTTATAATCTATAATAGAATTTTTACCATTCCATACTCCAACACAGTCTACTCTACCAGCCAACCCTAAGTGATCAGAATATAGTGGAGCCTCCTGTGCATAAACTTTGTCTAATTTGCTATCTAATATAGGTTGAACATCTTTAAATGATTGCACTATATGCGGTAATTCGCCTTTTAGAAAATCTGGTTCATTGTCCACATATCTTTCTAACAGTTCATGAACTTTAGTACCTCGTGTTGAGGCGATTCTTGATATTTTATTAGCCTCTTCTTCGCCTACCCTTTCTCTCCATTTCTGAATAGAGTCCCTACTTAATATTGACAACACAGTTGTAATCGAAGGGTACTCTTCTCCAGTAGGCGTAGTGTACATTCTACCAGTCTTGCTTGTTTTAGCCTTAAGTTCTAATAGTTCTATTGGTTCGTGTATAAAATTCATTTTGTTTTAATGTTATCCCTTAGACTAGGCGGAAGACCTGACCTTACTTTATCTTGCACTTCTTTCCAACCATTACCAGCTCTTTGCAAAGCACCTTGTGCACCTTTACTACTTAGTGCCGGAGCGGAACCAATGTATTGTGTTAAGTGTGGGTTATCTTTTTTAAATTCATCAAGCTTTGTATAACTCATTGTGAATTCTTCGATCTCACCCGTTTCTATATTTTTAAAATCATATACTGGCATAATTAAACCACTCCGGGACAGGTCTGTTTGTCCATTCCATTTTAAACCTTTCTTGTTTTGTCTGGTAGAAATTCTTATAGGTTGCAACTGCATCTGTCCCACCCAACTTATGTACAACACATTCTGGGTTTGATTTCATCGCAAGTCTAAATGGAGTTAATCCACCTGATCTGTTAATATTTTTAGGTAAGTGTTTTAACGCATCTCTAAGTTTACTATCTGTTGAATGAACCTTACCATACCTATATGTATATTCATCACATAGTGCAATAAAGTGTTCATAGTGCCAAGAATAATTGCAACAACTTTCTCTTGACCAGATAGAACATGGATGGTTAAAATGAACGGCCTTATATAATTGATTTTCTCTGCTATCTAGTAACTTATAATAATTTACAGTAGTCTTACCCGACTTGGAAGGTCTTCGTTCGACTGTGCCGTCAATCATTCTATGAGCAGTAGATAACATTTGAGCTGATTCTACTATCATTTTTACTACATGTTTGTCACACTGTTCTTGTGCAGCAACTACAGGATCATTGTTTAATATAAAAATATTCATAGTACATATTATAACACATATTCAAGTAAATGTAAACCCCTTATTTTATATTTAAGGGGTTTTATTTTCTAACTGGCTGTTCTTAAATAAGTTATCATTTCTTGTATCTTATCAGCCTTACGCCTCATTTTAGATGCAAGATCGGTTTTACCCTTTTTTAACAATCTAGTGCGATACCTTAAAGTTGCACTCTTGTCTCTTTTTAGACTTTCAATTCCGTTACTCATAAGCAGCTCCTTAATTTGAGTTATTAAAACTGATATAGTCATTACAAAATTACTTTGTGATCAATCCAGGAAATGCGTCTTCACAAAGTTTTTTAGTAACACCAGGATATTTTAATTTCTTATCCTTAGCGAGTACTAATACATCGGCCTCTGACGCATGTATACTTTCAAGAAGCTCGATAAATGTTGATTCTCTTTTTAATGGTTCCATTTTTAAACCAGTAGGTCCGTTAAAGAAGTATTTAAACCTTCTAAATTTCTTTCCTAAATGACTTGGAGCCTTTCCGACAGGAGCGTCGTCCGGGGTATAAGGTGGTACTCCCTTAGGTAAAAGACACTCAATAGTTTCATCATAATTAATTCTAATGATGTCTTTAAACTCGGGCGTTCCGTGTTTGCGAAAGAAATCAATCCTTTCTTTTTTCGTTTTTAAAGCCGACGCTTGTTCAAATATTTCAGGTACTAATAATTTCATTGTTGTAAAATTCCTCCACTACTTCAATCAATAATTTACATCTTTTTTTAATTAAATAATTCAACACCTTCATTTTCATTGCAGGTTTTTGTGAATCATATTTATTTATAATACTTTTTTGCACATCCTCTGGGATTTCAGTCAAGTCTATAAGCTTTTTGTTTCTCTGATAGTTACGATATAGCTCTTCTGGCATTACTTCTCTAAGTCTTTCTGCGTTATATATCCAGTCATCTATTCGAGTTTGTCTAAGAGGAGTTTGTTTACCTTCTGACACGAATGTATCATCCCTTGATAATATATTTGGTATTCCATCGCCACTATCTCCTCTAAAGATATGGTTCCAAAGATATGTTATAGGGTTATCGTTTACAATTAATTTCTTCTGTTGAGGTGAAAACTGTTTAACATTAGAGTATCTTTGTAACTGAATAAAGTCTTTATCACTTGATATAATCATCATTGGTTCATGTTGACCAAATTCTTGTGACCTAAGTACTAATGAACCTATAACATCATCTGCTTCCATACCTTCCATATGAATCACTTTATAAGGTAGATTTTCTTGTATCTCGTCTCTTACTAAATGTAAAATTCTAAATATTTCATTCCAATCCTGGGATGACTCTTCTCTGTTCTTTTTCCTATGAGCCTTATATTCTGGAAAGTACTCTTTACGCCAGGTATTCATACCATCAGCACAGATAACCATCTGTCCGTACTCCTTTCTGTATCTTTTGTTATACATTCTAATACTGTTAAGAATCATGTGGCGAATCATCTCTTCGTCATTTAATCTTTGTACTATAATGTTTGCCAATGCGATTTGGCTGTAATCAAGTAATATCATCATCATCTCCGTCTAAGTCAACTTCAGGCTCAAAATGTATTTCGTTTCTTGTGGTGGCGTCAGAAAGTCTTTTAATGTTTACATATAGAACATCTAAGTCCTTATGTAATTCATGAGGTATCTCACTATACCTAAGAAACATTGCATAAATCATATTAACTATTACAAAGGCGTCTCTGCTTTCAGGATACATTTCATCCCTCATATTAAACCCTTCTAACCAATTTACATCAACTGAGTTGACTTCGTCGTCTAATACATCTAATAAATGTTGTGCAAGACCTATTGATTCATCTACTATATCTTCAATGATAGTTCTTGTTTGTTTTTGTTTTAATTCCTCGCCTGTAGGAAACTGTATTAATTTGCCCATAATGTTATATTATACTATACTTTGAGTTAAATGTAAAGTGTTATTTTAAGTTTTTTACTGCATTTCCACCTATACGACAATTAATAATACCATTGTAATAATCATCAGTTAACAGTACATCTCGTTGAAATTGTTCTTTGGTTTCCATATAAGCACATTCGCCCTTGGTTTTACACAAATGTAAAATTTCTCTATGAAAGAAATCAGGTCCCATTTGATTAACTTCTTCTTTTATATGAACATTAGAACCATAGTATTCCTTCCAATCAGACTCAACTAGTAATTTTTTCCTACGTTTTCTTGTCTTAGTTATAGGTAGTGTCTTTTTAAACCAAAAGAACTTTTTACCAACATATTTTCTGTTAGTCGCCAGATTGGTAATTATGTAAACAAATCCATAATAATCATCTGATGTAAAATTCTCTGGAGGTTCAAAAACTCGACCTTCGTATAACCAACTATTACTCATCAAAATCCAATTCATCAGCATCTTCAACTGCTGTACCACAATGAGGACAGAAGATTTGATCTGGTTTTTGTTCTGTAAAGTTTATTTTAGTTTGAGTAAAACAAAAATCACAATTGTGTGTATACCAATGTGTTGGTTCATGCATAATAGAAACTCCTATCCTATTAGTTTTTTTAGTTCGTCGTATCCGCCAATCTTTTCGCCATCCACTATAATTTGTGGAAAGGTCCTTGCAGTAGGAAATGTTTCGAGCATTTCACTTCTATTAAAATCTATTCCATATTCTTTATATGTATATTCTCTTTGTTCTTTTACACATAATAGTTTTGCCATGTCACAAAAGGGACATTGTTCTTTTCCATATATTTCTATCATCTTTTTCCTTTTTTATATATATTTATTTATGGACCAAAACGAAAGAAGCATAAACCCAAATACTAGTATTTGAACTATGGCAGCCCAGAATATTTGTTTCATAGGATGCACTTCTACAAGTTTTTCAATCCAACTTTCACTAGGAGATAAGTTTACTATTTGCAATGCCTTTGTTGACATTTTATCTGCTGACCTTTTTAAGGAAGCTTCTAAAATTTTATCTATCATAATGTTTTTTCAATAAATTTACCGATTGTTTCTATATCTTGTTCTGATAACATACCAGCCTGAGCCCACATAGTAGAACTCATATTACCTACTG